GAAGAACTGCAACTGGTAGAAGAATTTGGGGGGAAGCAGATAGCACTGGCGACAGAATAGCAAAAAGTCTTTTATACGTAACTGAACAAACTTTACCTTCCATAACCCCTTTTACTTTAGCTTCTGATTTAGGAACTGATGGAGGAATCGGTGTTGACGTTAGACCAAAAAACTTTCCTAAAGCTGTCTTTGGTTTAACTGGAGGAAAGGGCGAAGATTTAAAAACTAAATCAGGTCAGGATCTGGATGTAGCCGATACTATGGTACAAGCTTTTAGTGGTTTCAAAGTAGTCAAACCACAAATAGATAGAACTTTATTGTTTAGAGGTTTTGAAGCTTCTAGAGAAATAAGAGACGCAACCAACCAATTTAATTCTTATTTGAGACAATTTGAACCAAGAGAGGCAGAACAATATCTAAACGCTTATATAAATTCAAATGAAAAAAGATTTAGAACCTTTAGAGATTTATATACAGCAATTGACGATGCAAAAATGCTTGGTTTATCAGAAAGAGAAATAGAGACACAACTTAAAAAAGCTAAAGTGGCTAATTACAAAGACGTTATGCGTAATAGATTTAGACCAATCGAATTAAATGTAGATGTTTTAAGAGCTTCGCCAGCGCCACAAGATATAAGAACTCCTATTAATGTTATTGAAAGAGATTTAAGGCAACAAAACCTTGAAGGCCAATTCAGAGATCCAAGAAATGACCAATCCCAAGGAGCTCAAATATTAAGACAGCAAGAACTAGAAAAATTAGTAGGGGGATCTTAAAGTCCAAATTTAATTTGCTCGGCGTTGCCGTTTTTTTCAGCTAACTTAATCTGGCTTATGGCCCTATCAACCAACCACTCGACAGTATTAGCCCTGGTACGATGAGTTAATGAAGCGAGTTCGCTAAGTTTTTTATGCGTTTCTTTGTTCACACCTATGGTAACATGAGTCATGTAAGATTCTCCTAATATGTTGATTCTTTCTTATTTTTGATAAATTATTGTATATTAAAAAATGGCTTATAACAAATACGGTGCGATCAAAGTAAAGCTAGATGGTTACGTCTTTGACAGTAAGCTAGAGGCAGCCAGATATAAATTCTTAAAAGAATTAGAAAGAGCTGGTGCCGTATCAGATATAGAGGTGCACCCACCTTATCCATGTTTTATTGAAGGTAAAAAGATTTGTTTATACAAGGCGGATTTTAAATACAAAAACGCTAATGGCGAGGAGGTGGTGGAAGATACTAAAGGTGTACAAACTGATGTCTTCAAACTCAAAAAGAAATTGGTGGAAGCGTTATACCCAGGCTTGATAATACAGATCGTGTCTTCTCCTAGAGAATAAAATGGCCCAAGACAAAAAGACTTGTTCCGTCTGTCGGAAGAGTAAACCTATGGAGCAGTTTGAGCCCAAGGTAAGACCGACAGGTACTGTCTCTTATCGCAAAACCTGTCGAAGTTGTTACCAAAAAAAACGTTATCAGAATGTAACTCAAGATCCTTACAAATTTTTAGCCCTAATATTCACGCAATTAAAAAGTTCCAGAAAAAAGAAAAGACCCGATCTGAAGTGGGCTATTACCCTGGATGATGTAATTGATGTCTGGGACGAACAAGAGGGCAAGTGCGCCTTGTCTGGCGTTTTAATGACGCATGCTAAAGATGGTCAAGGCAAGAAAGAACTCAATGCTTCTTTAGACAGGATCTTGCCGCATGAAGGTTATGTAGTTGGGAACATACAATTGGTAACACACAGAGTCAACATTATGAAACACAATCTATCGGAAGACATGTTCTTCTGGTGGTGTAAAAATATAATAGATTTTAAAAGTAAAAATTAATTAAACGCTTTCTAAATCGAAATTAATTTTTTCTTCAATTTTTCTTTCGTGGTTGTTCAAAGCTAATACCACCAAGTACTCTATTATGTCTTTAACGTCTTTTTCATTGTCTGAAGCAAATTTATTTAAAGACTCAAACGTAGCTCTGTTAATCCAAACAGGTTTACAGCCTGATCTTTTTATAAAAGGGTCTTCAAAATCACATAAAGTTTTCACGTTGACCTCCTTTTATTACAAGGAATATGTCAAATTATACTATGATTTTACAAAAACTTACAATAATTTAGAAAGGTAATGGAGTTAAACCTGTAATCCACTCGTGGTCTTGACAAGCTCGCCTTTGCATTTTTGGATTAGAAATCTCCTGGCCTTTATTACAAAGCCAGGTAGCGCCACTACTATCTATCAAAGGTTTACTGTGTTTGCAGTTGCGACAATTCTTTTCTTGTGGATAGGCTCTTTGCATATAAACATCCCTAGATTCTTTGGCTAAACTTTTAATGCGCCAATCTGTTTCAGGTATCAGACTCTCTGGCGGATTCTCTGAAGTGATAATTCGTCTAGCTTTAGCCAACATACTTTGAAAGATCTCTTCGTCTTTGTTAATAACCTCGGTGTAAATGTCTGAATTGTTTTTGTTATAAACCAAAGCCAAACATTTATCTAACTTAAAAGCCCCCATATAACAATGTACCTGAGCTTCGTATTCCATGGACCAACGCTCATAACTACCCTCGCTAGTTAGATTATTAAAACGTTTGTCATTAGCAGTTTTGATTTCTAAAATGGCAGGAGATTTTACAGTTGGCAAACCTTTTATTACGCCATCAATATGACCAGAGAAGTGATCGCCTAGTAAAGAAGCGGTATATTGTTTGCCCTTCTTGTCTTTTTCAAATACTTCAAAGCCTTGCGTTTTCTTTAAATAATCAACAATGATATCTTCTAAATGTTGACCCAGATCCAAAATTCTTGAGATTCTGGGCTCAAAACTATTGGGCGGTAGACACCAACGAAAATTTAACCAAAGCATACGCTCGTCTGGATTACCAATCTGGCTCATTCCTAAGTAAGGACGATAACTAGCTGGCTCTTCCAACATAACATGGTCAATCATTTCATTTATCTTCTTCATATATAAACCTCTTTATTAGTAACGACTACTCTTTTGACATTAAAATATTTGCCTTCTTTCTTGACAGTTATTTTGTTTACGTCTTGCATAGCACCTTGATTAATTTTACGGACGGCATCTTCAGATCGACGCGGTACTCCCCACTTTTTTGCATCCACAATTCTACACCATTGGTTGATAGCTAGACCACTCATTCTAGGATGCTCAAACATAAGCGGTAAGGATCTGGGTAGAAAACTATCTTCTATCTGAAAGAAAACTCGACAATAATCGTTGCCGTTTTTAGAGGTGGCCAAGGTTGCCGAAGTGCTAGTAACTATTTCTTCTTTGGTTCTAACACCTGGTTTCTCATCAGAGATCACAGCACCACTGGCTGCCTTGGTTTGTTTAGCAACCTTACGTTCTTCCATTGGTACTAAGTAGGTAGAAAACTCTGAGATTGGAAACTCAGCACCACACTCAATACACTTCTTAGCATGAGGTGGACTTATAGCTAAACACTCGCCACAAATTTTTGGTCTTCTAACTTTAAATTCTTGATTGGGTTGAGCTGTATCAATGCACCCGTGTCGAGCAATGTTCTCGCCATAGTCCAATAACAAACAGTTCTCTTTGCCTGGGTAAACACGCATGCCACGGCCACACATTTGCACATACAAGCCTAAGCTTTGCGTAGGTCTAAGCATGGCAATACAATCCGTTTTAGGCGCATCCCAGCCCTCTGTGAGGACACCAACGTTACAGATGACGTTTAGCTCGCCTGACTCAAAATCTGCTAGGATCTGCCTTCTCTCGTCGCCTGGAGTTTCACCGGTAAGTAGTTTGGATTTGATACCTTGCTTGGCTAAAAACATGTTCATCTTCATGGCATGCAATACTGAGACACAGAAGAAGACAGTAGCAGTTCGACCTTTGCTGTAAGCTTTGTCTATCCAATCAGCAATGATGGCTAGAATAGTTTGTTCATCTAAAGCTAACTTCTCTAAATCTGATTCTTTATAATCTCCACCTTTAAATTTTAATTTGGCTTTACTAGCATCAATGATGGTTTCGTCAGCTACCTGGTAAGATACTATTCTTGCTAGATAACCTTGCTCAATAAGATCTGGGATTTTCGCTTGATAAGCAAGGTCAGAAAAGAAATGATCTTTACGTTTGCCATAAATATAACCTTGCCCCATACGATAAGGCGTAGCAGTAACGCCCATAACTCTAGTAGCATGTTCAGTAGACAGTTTGGTAATAATTTTCTGATATCTAGTTTGTTCGTCTGGCGAAAGATTGTGAGCCTCATCAATAATAATGTAATCAAACTTACCAACTTTTTCTAATCTAGATCCAGCAGCTAGAGTATCTCTAGAAGCAACCAGGATTTGAGCATCTAACTCATGTCTCTTTAAACTACTAGATAAAACACCAACTGGTGCTTGAGGCCAAACGTTTTTTATTTTGTTTTCAGCTTGCTCGATTAGTTCTTGCCGATGCGCCAAGACTAAAAACCTAGTATCTGGGTAAGACATAATCTGTCGTTTAATAAAAGTAGAAAAGATTACCGTCTTGCCAGAAGCAGTAGGTAAGCTTAACAACGGGTGGTCAGTAATTGATTGGCTACCAAACCAATCGAAGAGCGATGTGACAGCATCTTCTTGATAGGGCCTAAGATCCATTAATGTTTTGTCTTTTTAGTGTTTAGCTCATCATCTAGTTTTGCATCTGCCTCAAAAACTATTTCTTTTTCTTGAGCATCCATTAAATCAGAAAGCACTGAGTTTAAACACACAGCAATCAAGCCAGTGGCAGCGATGGTGTTATGAGTCATTTCATAAGTCAAACGCATAGAAAAATGATTGAGTGCTGCTGTAA